AACAATGGACGAAATTACCACAATCCTTGACAGTACAAGACCTGTTTCTGACATTATCAGTGATTTGAAAGAAAAATCAGTGGATGTGCCGGAATGGAGCAAGTCGCTGAAAGATTACGATCCCTCCAGACATAAAATCGTGACTGACAAACTGACCCGTAAGGACAAAATAAGATCTGATGGAAGAGTCGAGCCGGCTTCGCGTATTCATCTTGGTCTGGAGAAACTGCTTGTGAAACGTATTACGGAATTCGCTTTCGCTATTCCCGTCAGACGTATCTACCATAATACGGAAGAAAATAAAAAACGCCAGCAGATAACCAAAGCTATTGAAGCAATCTATAAATATGCCCGTATAGATTCCGAAAACATCAAACGTGGCAATGCCTATTTCGCATCCTGTGAAATTTTCACCATCTGGTATGTGGTAGAGAGACCCAACACACTATACGGATTCAACAGCAAGTATAAGCTGAAATGCAAGACATACTCGCCGATGGACGGGGTTAGATTATATCCCTTGTTTGACGAGTGGGGAGACATGATCGCCATGTCCTTCGAATATAAGAAGAAGATAAAGGATAAGGAGGTCACTTTCTTTGAGACATATACCGCTGACCGTCATTACAAGTGGAAACAACAGGGAGAAGCCAGCTGGATTGCTGTTACAGATCCCGAAAGGATTATCCTCAAAAAGATTCCCGGAGTTTATGCATACCGCCCCGCTCCTGTTTTTCATGGACTAGAGCATATCCGTGAGGAAATTGAATACACGCTCTCCCGTAACTCAGACGTGATAGCCTACAATTCCGCCCCCTTATTGAAAGTGACAGGCGAACTTGTCGGTGACGAGGACAAGGGAGAGGCCCGCAGATTGTTCCGTCTAAAGAATGGCGGTGACATAGCTTATGTTTCATGGACCCAGGCCATAGAAGCCCTGAAATATCATGTGGATACATTGCTCAAGCTTTTCTTCATGCAGGCCCAGATGCCAGACCTATCTTTCGAAAACATGAAAAGTCTTGGTAACATAGGTTTTGATGCCAGACAAATGATATTGTCTGACGCCCATCTGAAAATCGGGGATGAGTCAGGTGCCTGGATAGAGTTCTTTGAACGGGAGTGTAATGTCATCAAAGAATTTCTGAAAATGATGAATACTTCATGGGCTGATGAGATTGACAATATAGAAGTTGAGCATGTCATTACTCCGTTTATTCAGAATGATGAGGACGCGCTGATTAACAGATGTATGAAAGGGAATGGAGGCAAAGCGATATTCAGCCAGCTTGAATCCATCGAAATGGCAGGTTACTCCAATGATCCCAAAGGAACATTAAACCAGATTCAAAAAGAAGACAAAGCGGACCGACAGGCAAGGATGAACAACTTGTTTGAAGGTGCCGAATAATAAATAACAAATATGGGAAATATGAAAAATATTGTATTTAAAGAACAAGAAGGCGTATTTGTCGCAGATTTCGCCTCTGAAGGCAATTGTGTAATTCAAATAGACAACGGAAATGTTGAACCGCTAAAAATCTACCGGCACATGCCTGAAATGGAACCAAGTGCCTATGATGCGATTCCACTTCACGGTCCCTATCAGCGGATAATCGACCTTTGTGTACCTGCCGGGATGATGATTCGCATTGTCAGTACTACCGCTGTTACTGCCGCTAAGATGATTGTATTACCTCAAGCGAGTGGTAATGGCTCATCCGTAACCGGGGCAACCGCCAGCGTTGATGCGAATGTAGGTACACCTTCTGTGGATGTAACAATGAAAGAAGGCAAGCTGAATTTCGCTTTTAAGAACCTCAAAGGGCAGAAAGGAGATACAGGTGTAGTTGGCGCCAAAGGTGATAAAGGTGAACAGGGACAAACTGGGCCCAAAGGAGATAAAGGCGATGCCGGTGCAAAAATCAAATCAATAGCTTTGACTATCAAAGGTACAGTCATTACCGGCACAGCGACTCTGACCGATGACAGCACTGCCTCTATTACCGGTACATATACTCCTGGAGAATAATTAAATTACTACAGATATATGAAAAAGTATATTGGAACAAAACAGATTGAAGCAGAACCTATGACAAGAGGTGATGCGTGGGGAAAACATCTTCTTAGAGAAAAACCGTCAACGGAAAATTTTGACGATGAGGGTTATCATGTCCGTTATGAAGATGGATATGAAAGCTGGAGTCCTAAAGATACGTTTGAAAAGGCGTATAAAATAGCTGATACTTTCCTTGACCGCTTGCATATTGAAATGCGAGATTTATATGAGAAGATGGATAAACTTTCTCCGTTTATTGAATCCGGCAAAATAGATGAAATTGTAACAGACAAATATCAGAACCACTTACTCCGTTTGCAACATAGAATCATGAGCAGGTACATCAATGTATTGGAATGTCGTATTGGTAGGCTTGATGGCTCTCCCGAAGCACCTCTACATCAAATGTCATTTGGTGATGCTATTGAAATTCTCAAACAAGGTGGTGCTATCCGTAGAAGTGGATGGAACGGGAAAGGATTAATGGTATTCAAACAGGTTCCAGCTCATATAGATAGCGACATTATCCCCAAGATGCAATCTCTTCCGCAATCAGCAAAAGACCTTATTCTGAAAGGTAAGGGTTTCATTGACTATACTAGTCAATGCCTTATTTACAACGAGAACACCGGGCGTGCTGATTCATGGGTTCCGTCTATTAGCGATGTGTTTGCCGTTGATTGGGAGATTGTTCAATAGCCTATCTGCCACGTGTAGAAAACGGGTGCGTTGGATGTCTGTAACGCTGGCGCACCTTGCTAAATAAGTAAATAACATGAAAGTACCAATAGATAATATGACTTTTGCTGAAAGTGAATACCACAGAGGCAATAAGATATGGAATGCTCAAACACTTTATAATTTCGCGAAAGCAAAGGAATACCCTGTACGTGATATGCCATTGTGGAATATAGACCTGACTGTTGAACCATTTGAGTGTAGTCAGCTTCATAGCTTCATCTTTCAATGCAAACGTGTTCGTGATTGTTCTTTAGACCACCCTATTATATTGGATGAAGTAGGACAAATAGCAGACGGATACCATAGATTATGCAAAGCTATCTTGGAAGGTAGGAAAACGATTAAGGCTATCAGGCTGCTGGAAATGCCGGCACCTGATAGAATTGAAGAATAACGCCATGTCAAAAAAGATGATACCCTCTAACATATCCTCATACCATTGCAAGGATTGTGTGCATTCGTATGACCGACATGAGAAGAACTTGAAAGGTGAGTTCTTCATGTGCCGTTGTCCATTTTTCACTTCCAGCCGCTTTCTTAACCGTGACGTATGTGACAAGTTCAAGAAAAAAGTGAGCTAATCTTAAAAACAGAACAATCTTTTTTGTCTTACCCCCCATGTTTTTTCTACCCACTCCAAAAAATAGCTTAAAAACAGAATAGTATGGCAAAACCAAACATTCCAAATCAGAAGAAGAAATATCAGGAACTCAACAGCCGGCTAAACAGATATGTTGCCCTTGTTGAGCAGATATACGATACTCTTAATCTGGAAGCCGCAAAGATTGCATTGAATACTGAATATGATGCCGACAGTGGTACTGTCTTCAAGTTTTCTGACTATCCGCAAACCAAGAAGTCTATTGCGGACATTCAAGCTCAGTTCGTAGATGATATTCGGTCTGTTATCTATCGTGGTACTTCTGATGAGTGGAAGAATAGCAATGAGGTACAAGATTTGATGGCTGACAAGGTTCTGAAAGCCTATACCGCCACTATTGATAAAGAAAAGTACAAAGTTCTCTATCAAACCAATTCTGATGCTTTGAAAGCATTTCAGAACCGCAGGGACAGAGGGTTTGATGTATCGGCTAAACTCTGGCAACAGTCCACCGTTTACAAGGAGGAACTGGAAGCCGCCATCTCCTGTGCTATTCAGAAAGGAACAAGTGCCGTTGCCCTAAGCAAGCAAATATCCAAACACCTCCTTGATTTTCCATCGCTCCAAAAAGACTACAAAGAGAAGTACGGAAGTGCAGAACATCTAAAAGATTGTGAATACCGTTCTATCCGGTTGGCTCGGTCTGAAATCAATATGGCTTACCGGACCGCCGAAAATGAGCGTTGGAAGCAAATGGACTTTGTGGTAGGTTATGAAATCAAACGCTCCGGAAGAGAGTTTCCTTGCACTGTATGCGAATCCCTTGCCGGGAAATATCCCAAGGATTTTACTTGGGTTGGTTGGCACCCGAATTGTTATTCCGATGACAGCGAAGTGCTTACAAACAGAGGGTGGAAACTGTTTAAAGATGTATTTGATGATGATTTGATATTGTCATTGAATCCTACTAACAGAACACCTGAGTGGGTAGAGTCTACGAATAGGCAGTGTTACCGATATAATGGTGACATGATACACTTTTTCAATAAATCATTGGACTGTTTGGTTACACCGGAACATAATATGGTTTATTTAAACAAGAATGATGGCAGGATAAAGAACTGCCAAGCTAAAGAGTACACAAAGGGGAAAGGGGCTTTTTATAGAGGATGCGAATATGAGTCAGAAGATGTTGCATTTTATGAGATAGACAACATCAAAATACCATTTGACCTGTTTTGTGAGTTTATGGGGTATTGGCTTTCAGACGGAAGTACAATGGGAAACGCCGGGGTTGTTATCTCCCAACAAGAAGGTGAGCCTGCACGGGACAGAATTGTAAACTGCGTGAAGCGTATCGGATTTGAGCCACATTTAGACAAGCAAAAAGTTGCATTTTATAGTACTCCAATAAGGAATTATCTGAAAATATTCGGCAAGTGTTCCCATAAATTTATACCATCTGCGATAAAGAATGCATCTGTCAGACAGATCAGAATATTTCTTAATGCCTTTATGCTTTGTGATGGATACAGGCGACCATGCAAATCTTTTGTAGGTAATCATGGAACAGAGTTTAAGTCAGACAAGGATGAAATCCTCTATTTTACCGTATCTGAACGTATGGCAGGGGATTTGTCTGAGCTTATTCTGAAATCCGGGAATCGTCCGTCCTTTTCAGTGAACAAGGCTGGAGTGTCGCACAAAAGCAACGGAAGTATCATAACTTCAAACTACGATTGTTATTCAATCCGTGAATGCTATTCCGTCACGGCGACAGTGTTCCATAAAGAGATTCAGCATTACGATGGGTTTGTATATGACCTTACTCTGGAGAAAAACCATATCATGTATATCCGTCGCAATGGGAAATGCTTTTGGGGGTCTAATTGCAGATGCTATAAAATTCCTATCCTCAAAACAGAAGAAGAATTTTGGGAATGGGACGGACGTAGTGAAGCAAGTACTGAAAGTGTGAACGAAGTGAAAGATGTGCCGAATAGTTTCAAGGTCTGGATAAACGATAATATTCATCGAGCTAAAAGCTGGGATAACTCCCCTTATTTCATTCGGGATAATGGGAAGTATATCCGTGAAGATTTCAAGGTAAATGTCTATAACAAGACAGAGAAAGCATTTGTGCGGAAACGTAGGACTAATCTTGCCATGAGCCGTGTGGAATATTACAACCGGACTTATCCAAATATCCCGGAAGTACAGCAGGCTGCTGTAAATGCCTACACACAGGCTGTAGGAGAAACCAACAAAGGAGCCACCAGCCGTGAAATTAATCGCAGGCTTCGCAATGGTACTGACGATGAGTATGTGGATGTGGCAAGTACATTGATAAGTCAGGCTCTTGCCAAACTCCCCAAACATGAAGGTGTTGTATATCGTGGTGAAACCATGAGCATGAAGAAGCTACAGGAACGTTTTCTGGACCGTATCGGTGACGTGGTTTCGGATAAAGGTTTTGTGTCTTCCAGCCTGTATGAAGATACTCCAAGAAAGTTTGTTTCCCATGCCGGAGTACCTAAAAGCCATAAAAGGGTTATCTTTGAAATTCAGAGTAAAAATGGGCGAAATATTAGTAAAATATCGGAATTTAATGGTATCTTTACATTAGAAAACCAACATGAAATTTTGTTCGATAGGCGGACGAAATTCTTGGTTAAAAAACGCAGAATAGAGGAAGATGGTATTTACAGAATTATTTTGATAGAGCAATGAAAAAGCAGAAGAAATACGAAATAATAAGTGAAACTGATAAAGTCGTTACTTTTAAGTATGATGGTGCAGAATGCAGCTATGCAAAAGCTTGCTACTCTTCCATAGATGAAGTTATCAAAGAAATAGATGAAGAAAGGGTAAGAGAAAAGGAAGTAGACAAGCGTATCGCTTCCCAACGTGACACTATGACACCCGAAGAACGTGAGCGTCAGGATGAAGCCGACCGCGTGGTCTTTGAGCGTTGGCAGGATGAAGCTAACACCAATCTCTATTTGGCCGGAGTGGTTGATGAAGATGAAGACCCGGATTTCAACCCGTTCAGAAAAAACAATGATTAGTCTTTGATTTTATCGTAAAAAATTACTGAGCAATCAAAATATGCTATTGAATCAAGTTGAAATAAAACCAAGTATCCATTTAAGAGATTGAATATGTACTATGTCATTTTAAAGATTGATGCACAGTAAGTTGTGGGAAAGGGAATCCGATTCCTTCTTTATTAAATGTCGTATAAACAATCTCATTAATATCATATAAAACATTCCAGTAATCAGCTGTTTTAACCCAAACACGGACAGTAATGTCAACGCTACTCGCACTTAATGAGCCTAAAACAATGATAGGAGCAGGAGTATCCAAAATACGTTTGTCCGCATAAATAATACGTTGCAATACGGTTCTGACCCTTTGTACATCCTCTCCATATTCTACTCCGAATACCCATTCAACACGGCGCATTTCCTGTTTGCTGTAATTAATCACAGCATTTCCACTGAGCATCCCGTTGGGAACGTATATCATCCGATTATCAAGAGTGGAAAGTATGGTATGGAAAATCTGTATCTCTTTTATTGTACCACTTACTCCAGGTCCATCTATATAATCGCCTACTTTAAACGGTTTAAAAACAAGTATAATCAAACCACCTGCGAAATTGGAAAGATTGCCGGAAAGTGCCATACCTACAGCCACACCGGCTGACGCCAAAAGTGCAGCAAAACTGGTCGTTTCCACTCCCAACTTGCTGATTATGGCAAAAGCAAGTACCATGTTCAATAAAATTTTCACTAAACTTTTCAAGAAAGTCTGTACACTGGTTTCTATCTTCCGTTTTTCAAGAACTTTGGCTATTAATACACTAATCTGCTTAATGATAAAACGACCGACTGAATATATCAGAATGGCGACAAATATATCCTTACCAGCGTCCATTCCAAAATCTACCAGTTTCTCCAGTGCTTGCTCAAGTTTACTGCCTGAGGCTGCATTCAATAATAATAAATTCATTTTTTTCGTTTAACAAATAAAAATTAATCAGCTTGTCACGATCATATTGCAAATATGCCAGCACATCCTGACAGTATAGTTTCGCAATGTTCCAATAAATCATCCAATATATTTTTACATTCCTAAATAGTCGGATATTTAAAGCTGCAAAGATATCATATATAATTGATAAAAACCAAACTTATCACTTAAAAGAGAGAACCTAAGCACCGTATTCTGTATCAAGCATACAACTCTAAGATAATATATTTAATTTTTTTCGGTAATATTTGCCGAAACATCGGTGAAGCACTATTATACTAGGTGAAAAATGCACGGCACAAGAACAATCTAGCACTCCATGCTGCATAACTAATCAAAAAGATCCAGTAAAAAAACATAAAACCAACTAGTTAATTCATACTTAAAGAGTATCAAACCAATCATTTTCTGTATTTTTAGGTACTTCTCTGTAAATAATACTCAATAATGAAAACAAGAAAAACATTCTAACAAAACATAACTAAAATACAAAATATTTCAGAGGTTCACTCTACCTTAAACTTTACAGCATTCGACATTTAGAAAAAATATCGTAAGAGTTTTAATGAGAGTAAACTCGGAAATTCATTCCGTTGACAAAGCAACCCACTTCCATCAAAAGAACCATTACTTACATGCTGTACCACAGAAAGGCAACCAATATATCATACTATCTTCTGATCTTTCTTCTAAACTTTACCCTGTACTCTTTCATACGGTTAGTTCACTATATAATAACAAGATAATAAGCTGCTATTAGAGAAAACAATATTTTTTTAAGATGTTTGTAGACTCTGATAAAATTAATACCTTTGCGAAGTCAATTTATATATGAACAATGTCGAAATGTAAATTGAAATATTGCAGATAACAAAAAAAGGACAAAGAAATATGAGACTTATAAAAGTAACAGGTGGTTTGGGAAATCAAATGTTTATTTACGCTTTTTATTTGCGAATGAAAAAGTACTATCCCAAAGTGCGTATAGACCTTTCGGACATGATGCATTATAAAGTGCACTACGGATATGAAATGCATCGTGTGTTTAATCTGCCCCATACTGAATTTTGTATAAACCAACCTCTGAAAAAAGTTATCGAATTCCTTTTCTTCAAAAAAATATATGAACGGAAACAAGCTCCCAATAGTTTACGAGCTTTTGAAAAGAAATACTTTTGGCCTTTACTTTATTTTAAAGGATTTTATCAGTCGGAACGTTTCTTTGCAGATATTAAGGATGAAGTTAGGGAGTCTTTCACTTTTGACAAGAATAAAGCCAACAGTAGAAGTCTTAATATGCTTGAAATTTTGGACAAGGATGAAAACGCAGTATCTCTACATATTCGTCGTGGAGATTATTTGCAACCCAAGCATTGGGCTACTACCGGAAGTGTATGCCAGTTACCTTACTATCAAAACGCAATAGCGGAAATGAGTAGAAGAGTTGCCTCTCCATCTTACTATATTTTTTCAGATGACATTGCTTGGGTAAAGGAAAATCTTCCATTGCAGAATGCAGTATATATTGATTGGAATACGGATGAAGACAGTTGGCAAGATATGATGCTTATGAGTCATTGCAAACATCACATCATCTGCAACAGTACATTCAGCTGGTGGGGAGCATGGTTAAATCCCAATATGGACAAAACGGTAATTGTGCCTAGTCGTTGGTTCCAGCATTCCGAAGCTCCGGATATCTATCCTACGGGGTGGATAAAAGTACCAGTGAGTTAATCCATAATACACATGAATACGCACGTCTGGAAAGCTAAAAAATAATTGGCATTTCGGAAACCGCTGAGCCGAAATTTCGGCTCAGCGGAAATTGTAGCATCCATGTTCATTTTTGGTTTAACACACCTTTTCAAACCATAGTACGACCATCATAAATTATTTTGAAGAACGATTGACAAATGCTTCAGCAGAGTCGTTCAATGCTAAAATCAAAGCTTTTCGAAGCCAGTTAAGAGGGGTGGCTGATGGAAATTCTTCATGTTCAGACTGGCTAGGCTATACGCTTAAAAGAAAGCTTGCCAACCGGGAAAATCCGCTGACCCTAACTCACTTGGTTAAACCAAAGGTAAACCGCCCCATTCGGAGAATAAAAAAAGGAGCTACATTTTACCGTAACTCCTTGACTCTCATCCGTCGGGGTAGCGGGATTCGAACCCACGACCCCCTGCTCCCAAAGCAGACTCCATTTTATTAATCAATAATCTGAAAATAAATAAGTTACAAACAATAGATTTGATTATAAGGATAAGTTTTTGAACATTTATTGTTTAAACATCCCTCCCCTACCCGTCAAAATCCAATCAGCCGAAATCCCATAGTCAAGGACCAAGTACGCTATCCATTCAGGTTTTAGGACACTTACTTCCGGCTGGTTTCTGACTGTATTTATGTTCCAATAATTTATATCATGGGCCTTGGTGTATGTAAGAAGCCCACGCATACGTTTCTGTGCTTTCAGCATATCTATCGCTTCAAAGAAACGTTTTGTTATCGCTATTCCTTCTTTTGATATATTCATAACTGATTATTTTGACAATATACAAAGATAGATAAAATAATAAATAAAACAATGGATAAATAATATTATTTGCAATTCAAATAATATTATCATATAGAAAAAAAATCTATTTTTACTCTGGATTTTTAATTTAATGGTGTTTTGCATGCTTTGATCGGTCAGTTCTGCACTATGATAGAGGATGAAGTGTTGAATGATTTTCGGGATGAGGATTTGGTTCTTGATGTGGAAGGCTTGAATGTGGATGATGGTTGTTATACTTGGTATATGTCTGTAAAAATTGGTATAATATAGAAACTGGGGAAGCGTTGTGCCGTTATTAAAGTAATATCAACCACGATGACAAGGATTATATATCATTAACGGATATGGTGCGTAACATAGAGAACGGACTGGCTCTTATCGAAAAATGGTTACGCAACAAAAATACGATAGAGTTCCTTGGAATATGGGAAGAAATGTACAATCCGGATTTTAATTTCCCCGAATTCGAGGGAATTAAAAATGAAGCCGGACTGAACCGGTTTATTCTGTCAGTGAAGCAATGGACTGAAAAGACAAATTCGAGAGGACTTATTGCAAAAGCCGGACGCTATGGCGGCACTTATGCCCATAAGGACATTGCGTTTGAATTTGCCTCTTGGGATTCTCCCCAATTCAAACTCTATCTGTTGAAAGAGTTCCAACGTCTGAAAGAACAGGAACAAACCCAATTAGGCTGGTCTGCCAAACGTGAGCTATCCAAGATAAATTACCGCATACATACCGATGCAATCAAACAGAACCTTATCCCGACAGAGGTAACCGCCAAACAAGCCAGTATTATCTATGCTGACGAAGCCGATATGCTGAATGTGGCGATGTTCGGCATGACCGCCAAGATGTGGCGTAAACAGCACCCAGAACTGAAGGGGAATATCCGGGACTATGCCTCTATAAACGAATTGATCTGCCTTTCAAATATGGAGAACCTCAATGCGGTATTCATAGACCAAGGCATTCCGCAGGGTGAACGGTTGATAAAACTTAATCAGATTGCAATTCAACAGATGAAAGTGTTAGAGGGTGATAACAACGATCGCAAGCTACTAAAATGAAAGAACGACTTTAATAATATGCTATTATATGAAAAAAATATATATTGTTCTTTCTTTAATATTAATCCTTACATTCAGATATTACTATGAACATGAGGATAAAATGTTAGATAAAGCCCTTATCTATGCAAAAGAAAATCGTAATGAATTAAAAAAAGTTCTCAAATATTATAAAAATGACAAAGCAGATACCCCTAACACATTACAACCCGTGAATGGGATGAATGATTTTCTTTTTGCCAGCCAATTTTATAAAATTGCCGCCGATAGTTCGTACTTTCGGAAAAATACACGTAAACACTGAATTATAGGCGATAAAAGCAACATATATCATTGAAATATATTAGTTTTGCACCCGGATTGAGTTCATCCCGTTCCAAGACATATTAGATTTTTTAGAAGTA